ACGAATCATCTCAGGACGATGATGATGACGATGGTGAGGAACTACCTTTCTAGTTAGGGCAAGTATTCTTTATCGTTAGTTAAAGAAACCCAGCTTCGGCTGGGTTTTTTTATGCCTATTTTCCTCATAAATATTGTATATGATTAGGAAAATATTATGTCATTTTTAGGACAAGATGGATTCAAATGGGCCATAGGTGTATGTGAGGACAGATTCGACCCAGAAAAGTTGGGAAGAATTCGAGTTCGATGGTTAGGACTTCATACCGAAGACAAAGACAAAATTCTAACTAAAGACCTTCCATGGTCTTCTGTTATGCAATCCGGCACAGGAACAAATATTGCTGGAGTTGGAGATAACTCAAATATTATTGAAGGTACATGGGTTGTAGGATTTTCTACAGATCCAGAGTCATTACAAGAATGGATTGTGATGGGCACTCTGCCCGGTCTCAATACTCGCACTGCTTATAAAGGAGGAAATGTATCTGGCGACACTGTAGAAAATTCTTTCTTTGGGGCTGTACCTCACGCTCGTGCATGGAACAAAGCTCGCGGTGACTTAAAAAAGATACAAGAAAAGTATGACGGCAAAACACCTAATTCTGAAAAAGTTTATTTGGATTATGAGAAAGGGTTTTATGATCCAACAATTGATTTAAGAAATATTCCATATCCTCCATCGGCTGCAAGTTATGGTAATCCAGTTGCAGGTCACTCATTTACTCCAAGTAAAGAAGCTCCAGATTTATCTTTAGAAGATACTGAAAAGAAAATAACCCGAGTACCAAATTACTCTGATGAGAAAGGTGGAGATCATCCATCACTTTTAGATTTAGATGGTCAAGAAAAGGCCAATTGGGAATATGCCACTAAGAAAAGTATTTCTTTTGTAAGAGCCACACATTCTGATGTGCTTCATCATCTTTATAAGACTACTCGTAGACTTACGGCTGATCGAAGATTTTTTCCAGACTGGACACACTTTGGAACTTTCAGATGGCCTGATGCAAATACTTATTTCAAAGTTGGAAATGATTCTGAACCAGAAGGTCAAGAACCTAAGAGAGAATTCTTAGGAGAATACATAGACGCATCTAAAGGACGTGAAGGTGTTATTTTCTCTACAGGTTATCTTGAACCAGATTATTGGTCAGAGAACAGAGAGTATGGAAGTAAAGGTGGAACGTATGGTCCTGCCTTTCCTATTACACGAGACACTCCAACTTATATTCCACAAGATGAAGCTTCTCTAGCAGGCATATCACCTAACGATACTCGTGCAGGATGGGGCCAAGGTTCGGGAGAGGAAACAGGATATTGGTCACTCAAGGGTGAAGACTATCGAGTTCCTAATCCTAGAGTTAGATGGGTTCGTAAGGGTCATCTAACACCAACAGAACGTCAAACTGTCATGGAACTTTTCATGGGAGGTCATTATGGATCAGGCATCTATAATATTAGTGATCCAGATGATGGTCGACAAGACATTCAATGGGATGACGTTAAAGAAGATGATCTAGTAGTCGTTCCAACACCAGATACAAATCCTCTAGCAATGGGAGGAATACCAATATCTTCCACTGATGGAAAGACTGTCACAACCGTGTCTAGTCTATGGGCAGATTCTACAACATACTTTTCTGATTCCAATCTGTCACGAGGAGAACCTTCCAAACCATTACTACAGGCAGGTGACATTGTGCAGATTGCGGGATGCCGTGGTATGCAAGAGTTAAATGGAAGAATATTTCGATTGTTAAGTTGTAGTGATGATGGTAAAAGTTTCACAATGGAACTTGGTACTGCTGATGGTTATGTGTGGTCCGGACCTGGATCTATTTCATGGACTTCCGTTAAGGGACAATTAGGAAATTATAAAGCAGAAGCTGAATCAGTAAAAAACGATAATTGGTCTACCTATTTGGGCGGCGGTGTAGTTATTCCACATAATCCTCATTGGTCTCTCTGTTGGAAAGCAGATATGAGAGAACGTCAAATCAATATTGGTTCTCCTGATCCAGAGACTGGTAAGAATCATATGCACTGGAACCAGCCTGCAGGCGACTACAACGCACGCTATCCTTTTAATAATGTCTACGAATCAGAGTCCGGTCATATCATGGAGTACGACGATACTCCCGGCGCTGAGCGTATTCATCAAATGCATCGTTCGGGCACTTACTATGAGATTGACCACAATGGAACTCGTACTCATTATGTAAAAGGAGATAATTACGATATTCGTTTACATGATGACTATATGTACGTCAAAGGAAAAGTTGTGCACACTTTTGATGACGAGGTAATGATTCGTTATAATGATCGTGCGGATATTTCTGCTGCTTGGAAACTACAGTTATGGTCTGGTGGTGATATTGATATTCATTCCAAACGTAATATTAACTTTAAGGCAGATGGTGATATTAACTTCCAGGCTGACGGCCATATTAATCTTCATGGCACAGGAGTTACTGCCGATCAGACGGATGAATATCGTGCAGGATCAAGAAACGCAAAAGAGAGATCCAAGATTCGTATGAAGGCTGCTCATGTTGAGATTGAAGCAATCGGAGATGATACAAAACCAAAACAATATGGTGTATTCGTACAATCAAATCAGGCACCAATAGGATTAAAGACACTATCAGATGGTGATGCTGGCGATATACATATTGCTGCCGGAGAAGATTTAGAACTATACGCAGAAAAAAGTCAATATCGTCACGCTGCAGGTCCTTCTTCCTTCCAGGGACCATCTGAATATGGTATATACGATTCATCAAATGGAGATTATAGGTTAGGTACATTCAGTAACATTCATTTTAAATCTATGCAAGGAAATGAAGTTCATCATATAAACAATGGCATTACCTTGAACTCTGGATATGACATTCATTTAAATTCTATCAATACATATTTAACATCTTCCGCTACTATAGAAATGCAGTCGCGACTCGTAGATATATATGGAGATCAATCGTTAGCTCTCGTGTCTTTTTCAAACTTAAACATTCATAATGAATGTGGTCCTGTAGAAATAAAGGCTGTCACTGGCACGGGTGGAGCAGGAATCATTCATTTAGCTGGTGATACTTCTGTGAATATTTTTCCAACTTTACTTACTCCATCGAGTGGACTTGGATCTGCGTCAATTCCAGGAAATATCGGAACTCCTGGTTCTATAGCACCAGAATCCGCTAAAGATTCGAGAATATCTGCTATACCAGAAACTTTAGAATTACTCTCTATAGATTTACCCAATCCAAGACCAGCCACAGGAACAAGTGTTAGTACTTTAGCTCTAAATTATAATAATTTAGAAGAAGGAATTGGAGGAGAGAACATTCGTAATTTACACGATACAATTGAAAATATGCAAAAAGGATTAAGTGCTTATGTCACTAAAACTTATCCTTCTACTTCAGACAAAAAGACATATTTAACAGATCAATCTGAAATGGTTAGAACAGGAGGATTTACTCATGAGTTAGAATCTCCCTGGACAGGATATGAAGATCACAATAAAACAATTCTTCCTCTAGGTCCGATAGCAGCACCAAATGTGCCTTTTGATTTTGAATCCAGTGCACCGAGTTCAACCTTTACTATGGCTGGTTGTACTTACGTTCCTCCACTTCCTCCACCAGAAGCTTATGAACTAATTGGTGCTTCCGATTGGGATCAATTTGGTACAGATGTTAGCATATTGGGAGATAAATTATTAGTTACCAACGGTTCGCCGGGGATCCCCGGCGCCCAGGGGCATGTTTCTTTATATATCTATGATTTATATGATGGTTCTAATGAAGTGGAGATATCAGCATCTTCTATTCTTTCGTCTAATGGAGATCCTGGAACTTTTGGTGGCTTTGCTGTTGTTGATAGTCATCCTACAGCAGGAAAAATTGTTATAGGATCTCCGACGTATATAGATAGTGCGCCAGGCCAGTTCAATCAAAATGTTAAGCATGGTGCTGTTGTAATAATGGATAGTGATGGAAGTAATTCTATAATTGTAAAACATCCCACATCCAAGTATTGGAGGGAATTTGGAGTATCTGTAGCGTGCGGTAGCGATAGATTTGTTGTCGGAGAAAGTGATCTATATCCGGATCTATATGGATCCTTCTCCATATACGTTGGTTCTAGAACTATTGGAGCAGCTTACATTTATGATTATAATGGAAGCTTAATCGCTACTATACCTAATCCAGATAATGGAGCTTCTACAACCTTAATCGCGCCAGCTAACGCGAGCTGGATAGATGTTGTTGATGCTACGATTTTTGCTCAACAGGGCGAACTTATTTTTGATCTAGGGGGACCACAAGAACAGCTGGTAACTTATAGCGGCCGCACCGCAATTCCTGGGGGCTGGAGAATATACATTAACGTAGGGACGCTGTCACCCTTTCCATTAGGAGGAACAATTCCTGCAGGCACTACAGTAACTCAACGACAATATCAAGGATTCGGGCAGAAAGTAACTATAGGAAATAATCAAATTATTGTTACTAATCCAAATTCTACGATTCCTGGAGATGGATCAGGGGAACAAGTTGGTGTTGCTTATGTTTATGACTTGAGCGGAAATTTACAGCATACTCTTGTTGGTAATGATACGGATCTTGGTCCAAAGTTTGGATCGTCATGTGCAATAGATCCTATCACAAATAACTTATATATTGGTGCGGCTTTGGCCTCCGATCCTTACGAGTTAGTAGATCCGTCAGAACAGCCCAGTGGAAGAATTCATATGTATGATTCTTCTGGTACTTTTTTGAGTTCTGAATCTGATCCATATAATTGGCTGAATACGCAGACTAATTACTTCGGCGGAGGAGGTGAATGGGTATCCAGCTCGAATGCAAGTTATAGTAATGGTATATCTGTACCAAAAAATTCAGGAGTAGAGAGTTCAATTTTTGCAGTTCTATCACCAAGAGATGATACCTTTTATTCAAACGGCGGTGCGGTACATTTATTCGAAGAAGGTGGAGGGCTTATGACTTATACCTACAATTCATTTTACCAGTTGGATGATGGAACTGGAGACCAAGTAAATTCTCTTGCCATAGATTATGACAGTAGTTCCGGATATATATATATTGTCGTTGGGACGTGGTCTCATGATGAGCATGGTACAAATAAGGGTTCAGTTCATGTTCATCCAATAAACGCTTCAGACTATTTTGGTTGGAGTGCACCTTAAAACTTATATAACATAATTAGGAGAAAAAAATGTTAAACAAATTGATTGAAAAAGTAAAAGATCGAGAAATGAATATGGGACTTCTTATGGTTATTATTGGAATTTTAATTTGGATTATTCCAGTCAAACTCGTTTTAACTTTATTTGTAATTTATGGATTGGTACAAATCTTCTGGAAGAAAGAAGAAAAGATTAGAGACATTCATCATCACCATCATCATAATGGAAATAATGGTAATGGTAAAAAGAAAGTAAGGAAGAAAGCTAATGGCTAAAAAGGCAGCTCAACAAAACAAAATTGAACCTGTAAAGAAAAGAACGTCAATTGGTTGTTCTGTTAGGTCTCGGCCAAAGAATAAAAACAAAAGACGTAACTTTAAAAAGTATAGAGGCCAGGGAAAGTAGATAAATATTACTAATGGCTACTGTACAATACAACGAAGGATTTGATGACGCAGAATCCGTAAATAATAGTCCTAGAAGTACGTTTATACACAAGGACTTAAACTTGTTCTTTACAAGAAATCCCGTAACTAGCGATGTTTCGGTAGTGACGGATGTGCAAGCCATAAAACGTTCTGTTCGTAATTTAGTATTATTAAATCCAGGAGAAAAACCATTTCATCCTGAAATTGGCACAGGCATTCGTGGTGCATTATTTGAAAATGTTACTCCTCCAATTAGAGAGCTCATTAGAAACAGAATAGTTGAAGTTTTAACAATTTATGAACCAAGAATAAGTGTAGAGGAAGTGACCTTTAACGATCCAGACAATCAGAGATTGGACAATAATGAGTTAAATTGTTCTATATCATTTTCCATAAAAAATTCACCAAACCAATTAGAAGAAGTTGAAATTATGCTTCAGAGAATACGATAATGGCAGCCGGAATAAACACCAAGGGCAAATTACAAGTTACTGAACTTGACTTTGACAGTATTAAAGAAAATTTAAAAACTTATCTTAAAGGTCAATCTAATTTTACTGATTATGACTTTGAAGGTTCAGGTATGAATATTCTGTTAGATACTCTTGCATATAATACTCATTACAATGCAATTTTAGCAAATATGTTAGCTAACGAAATGTTCTTAGATACTGCTCAGAAAAGAAACTCAGTAACTTCTCACGCAAAGGCATTAGGTTATACTGTAAATTCTGTAAAGGCAGCTACTGCGTATCTGAAGGTTCAAGTAAATGATGCCTCAACAACTAGTTTAACAATGCCTGAGGGATATTCTTTTAGTACAACGATTAACGGAATAACTTATCAATTCGTAAATACTTCTGAAAGAACAATTCAACCAACTTCTGGAATTTATGTTTTCGGTGGAGACACGGGCATTCCTGTTTATGAAGGTACTTGGGTTACAACTAGATTTACTGTTAATCTAAATGATGCAGATCAAAAATTTATTATACCCAACGACAATGTTGATACTTCGACTTTAAAAGTTTTAGTTCAAAAAAGTTCTTCTGATGTTACTACTACGTCATTTAATCGAGCAAGTTCCTTAGTCGATATCACAAGCACAACCAACGCTTACTTTGTACAAGAAACTGTAGACGGAGACCAAGAAGTTTATTTCGGAGATGGTATACTAGGTTCTGCATTGATCGATGGCAACATTGTTATTTTGAAGTATATTGTTACAAACCCAGAAGAAGCTAATGGAGCAAATTCATTTACAGCTAACAACAATATTTCTGGATTTAATGACATTAGTGTTACTACGGTTTCTGCTGCTAGTGGCGGTGCAGTTGCTGAAAATTTAGATTCTATTAGACTTAATGCTCCATTCAATTATGCTGCTCAAAACAGAACAGTAACTTCTAGAGATTATGCTACAATTGTTCCAACCATTTATCCAAACGTAGAGTCAATTTCTGTTTGGGGTGGAGAATATGCAGATCCACCAGTTTATGGAAAAGTCTATATTAGTATTCGGCCTAAGGCAGGAAATACTTTAACAGAATCAACTAAGACTACAATTGTCAATTCTTTAGAAAATTATAATGTAGCTTCAGTAACTCCGGTTATTTTAGATCCTGAAACTACAAAAATTATTCCTACAGTAGATTTTAAATTCAACAACACAGTTACGTCAAAATCGAAAGAAGATTTGGCAGCTTTAATTACATCAGCAATCTCGACATATTCTGATGATAGTTTAGAAAAACACGAATCGATATTCCGTTATTCAAAGTTTATTTCTTTAATAGATGATGTTGATCCTTCAATTCTTTCAAACATCACGAAGATTAAAATGAGTAAAACTTTTTTGCCCACTTTAGGTAAGGCAACAAAATATACAATTAATTATGAGAACGCAATCTATAATCCTCATGCGGGTCATATGGCAATGACTACAGGAACATCAGCTGGTGGTGTAGTAACTTCTTCTGGATTTAAGTATACAGGAGATACTAACGTTTACTATTATGAAGATGATGGTGAAGGTAATATTAAAGCTTATTATATCTCTGGAACAAATAAAGTTTATAAGTCTGCTGCTGTGGGCACAATTGATTATATCAATGGTAAGATAGTTTTGTCAAGTGAAAATTATGCGTCAGTAGAAAATTATGATGGAATAACACAAAATCAAATTCGTATTACAGTTGTTCCAAGTTCGAATGATATTGTTCCTGTGCGAAATCAAATTCTAGAGATCGACACTTATAATTTATCGGTATCAGGAACAGCAGATAGTATTGCTGCTGGATCTTCTGATGGTGGAACGCAATATAGCACATCAAGTTCTTATAACTAATGGCCACAATCTATAGTAAAGTATCTACTCAGGTTGCAGATCAACAACCTGATTTTGTTAGAGCCGATCATCCAGGAGTTTTAGAGTTTCTAAAGGCTTACTATGAGTTTTTAGAATCTGCTGAATTAAAACTCAAGGACTTTGGTTCAGTAGATTCTATTTTATTTGAGCAAGGAACAACCACATATATTATATTAGAGGATACTAACAGATATCGAACAGGAGAATCGAATAATATTCTTCTAGAAGATTATGATACTGTAGGCGGTTCTCGTATTAGAAGTGTGGGTGCTTTTGTTAATGGCGAAACAATCATAGGACAAACATCTAAAGCAACATCAACAATTAGAACCGAAGATATTAATAATGGGTCTCGATTGTTTATTTCATCACAAAACAAATTTATTTTGGGTGAACAGATTGTTGGACAAACATCTGGAGCTACGGCATATATTGTAAGCTATACTGCTAATCCAGTTCAGAATGTCATGCAACTTCTACAGTATATGGATGTTGATGATACCATTGATGCTTTCTTTTTACAATTTAAAGAAGCATTTATGAGAACTATTCCAGATAAACTAGCAGATGGATTAGATAAAAGAAATCTTCTTAAAAATATTAAAGACCTCTATAGATCAAAGGGTTCTAAGAAAGGTCACGAATTATTCTTTCGTGTCTTATTGAATGAAGATGCAGATTTATATCTACCAACAAAAGACCTACTAAGAGTTTCTGATGGTAAATGGTCTGACGATACCATTTTAAGAATATATGCTACAAACGATACCATATTAATGGAAGATGCTAATGATTCAAGTGAAATTTTCTTACTTATGGAAGATGGCTCACAAATCTTACAAGAAGATAGTGTAAGTGGTACTGATATTTTGACTCGTGTTGTTGGACAAACAATCACACAAAACTCCGTATCAGACTTATCTATTCTTTCTGGTGGAGCATATTTCAATCAAGGTTATAGTGCTATCAATAAAGCTACAGCTGTAGTTGATAGTGCATTTCAATATAAACTCGGTGGAGAAACCGTTACAGAACTTGTACTTAATCCTGGTAGTATAGACGGAACATTTTTTGAAGGACATACAATAACATCCGTAGACAATACTGATGAAAATTTAACTATCTCGGGTAAAATTTCTTCCATTTTACAATCAGCAGATGTTGATGCTACAACTTATCAAGTAAGTCAATATTTTACAACTTCAGATTCTTTGTCTGTAAGCTCAGATACAGGTAACGACGGCATAACATCAATATCATCAGTTACCTCGGGAACTATTAATCAGATTATTGTCGATGATCCCGGCACAGATTATGAGATTGGAGATCAACTTGTAGTAACAAATACTAATACAAATGGTACTTCACTAGCAGGAGAAGTTTCTATTGTTAATGGTGGTTTTATTCCTGAAGATGGGACACTCACTGGAGAGTTTAGAATTACATTAGAAGATGGTACATCTGGAGCTCCAGGAGAGATGTTATTAGAAGAATCTTCCTTTACCTATGAAACTCCAACTGGTGTGTTTAACATCGGAGAAACTATTACAGGATTAACTTCGGGTGCAACAGGAACTGTTATTGAAGTTCACCTTGACATTAAACAAGTATTATATAAAGTAGAAAGTGGAACATTTACATTAGGCGAAAGTATTTTAGGTTCTACTAGTGGATATAAAGTAGTTATATTAACAAACACAGCTGATGTCTTTATCGCAAACGAAGATGATAGTGAAATGGAATCTACTGATAGATTCGTAATGGAAGGTGAAACTGTAAGAGGAGATACATATGATGGTTCTGTAATTGTTCAAGAATCAGGAACTGGTATAGGAGACATTACGGACGTTCGTGTTACATCTATTGGATATGGTTATACTTCATTACCAACAATAACTGTCAGTTCTGTCCAAGGTATTAATGGTACTGTAAAGGCCAAGGGTACTAATGTTGGTAAAATAGCATCTATTAATGTTGTTAATCAGGGTATGCATTATACGGATCAAGATTCTTTGAAGATTTTAGCAACTTCAAATTTCTTGTGTACTGCTATCACTGGAGGATTTACTCTTAATGAAACTGTTACTGGATTAACATCAGGTGCAACAGCTAGATTTAAATCTCAAGATACTCCGACAGGTATTTTTAAGTTAGATCAGTTAAGTATAACACCATTTATTCCTGGAGAATTTATCGTAGGGTCATCGTCATCTCAGGTAGCAAGAGTTGACTCTTATGTAAAAACAAACATTCCCGGTAAAATTGGAACTGTCGTTAATAGAACAGGAAAATTTATTGGTCAGGACGGATTTATTTCAGATTCTTCCAAGAAAATTCAAGATAGTTATTACTGGCAAGATTATTCATATGTAGTTAAGACTGCTTCTTCGATTGTTGATTGGAGAGATGAGTTACTTTCCACAGTTCACCCCGCAGGATGGGCGGTATTTGGACAAGTAGATATTTCTTCCAGAATAAGCCAACTTGCAAACATCACATCAGTTACTGGTCTTGGTTCTATCTTTAGTCTTATTTGGCCAGCATTGTTTGGTATGCGTTTAGGTACGGAAGATCAGAATCCTCTTAATCCATCACCAATGGCAGAAGCCAATGAACCGGGTGATAAGCAGAGACTTTATGATCCTGCCTTACAAGTAACGGCCGGCACTGCGTTTACTTTATATGAAACAATTACTGGTGGCACTTCTGGTGCAACTGGTCTGGTCCAAGAAGATACTACAACAGATGAAGGTATTAGAATTGTAACTTATGAACCTGTCTCTGGTATATTCCAGGCATCTGAAACAATTGTGGGTGGAACATCTGGAGAAACTTCAACTACAATTGAAGTGTTTGGTTTGAGAGGTAAACGAGATAGAACATTATATCATAAGATGGAAATTGACTATCAGCTCAATACTTCAGGTTTAGCTGGACTTGGCGGACCAACATATGATAACCTTACCGACTTTATGTTTGCTAAGAGTATGACTGAATCTAATGCGGACACAATGACATTTAGAAGTCATAATGTTTATGCTGTACAGATACCGTTTAGTACATTGAATGGGAACATCAACAATTCAGTTACTACTATTACGGTGACCGATGCAACCGATTACCCAACTTCAGGTACTATTCAGATCGGCAGTGAACTGATAGATTACACAGGCAAATCAGCTAATGATTTAACCGGCTGTACAAGAGGTGCTTATTCTACAACGCCAGCATCTCATACATCCGGTGATCGTTTGGATTCAGTCAGATGGGGTATTGACCAAGATCAGAGTTCTGGTTATAGAATTATGGATTGGGTCAAAGACTATCAGGGAAACAATATATCTATTGGAGATTTTACAAATTTCCCAAAACACAAAAATCATATTACACCTCCAACCGAGGTTACTCTCTATAAGACCTAAGGAGTCCTTATAAATAATAGAGATAAATATTTTTAGGAAATAATGCTATGTCAGCAATCGTAACAAATAAATTTAGAATCAACAACGCTCTTCAGTTCTTTGAGTCATTTGGAGAAGCAACACCTACAGTATACTATCTCTTTGTGGGTCGTCCTCAGGCTTTTGGATCAGGTACTGGAGGTGGTACAGATACAGCACCACCAACGCCTGTGGATAATACTGTTAGTGAAACCATGTTCTATCGTGACATGATTGCGGCAAAGAAAATTACCTCAAGTGATGTTTCTTATGTCGTGCCTCGTCATGATTGGGTAACGGGTACAGTATATGACTACTATCGTGGTGATTACGGAGCAACAGTAAACGCATCTACAGTAACACTTGTTGGTGGCGGAACAGATCCTTTTGCAACAACGGCAAAAATGTTTGTTCGTTCTTCTGCAAACAATGTCTACAAGTGTATGTGGAATAATGGTGGTGTAGCTTCTACAATAGAACCAACCGGAACATCAACTAGTGAACTTACAACTGCTGATGGTTACGTTTGGAAATATATGTATACTTTGACTGCTACAGAACTTACAGATTTTCTCACAACAGATTTCATGGCAGTGCACACAGACGGCACCGTGTCTTCAGCTGCTACAGATGGTGCAGTAAGACATTATCATGTTGCTACTGGTGGGGCAGGATATTCTGACGGAACATATGCCACACAATCATTACATGGTGACGGTTCTTCAGCTACATTTACAGTTACTGTTTCGGGTGGATCAGTAACTTCTGTTGTTTCTGTTGCAGAAGGTTCAGGTTATACTTTTGCTGATCCTAAGATTGACTCTATTGCAGGTATTGGTACTCCTTCAGCTTCTGCTATTGTTACTCCAATTATTGGTCCAAAAGGCGGCCATGGATATGATGCAATTGAAGAACTCGGTGGATTTTATGTAATGACAAATACAACTCTTAGTGGTACAGCCGGCTCTGGTGATTTTGTCGTAGACCAAGATTTTCGTCGAATTGGTGTTGTTCGTGATCCATTTGATTATGGAACAACTACAATTTGTAGTGCTGATACTCGTAGTGCTCTTAAATCAGTAACGTTTAGTGGTACACCAGGTTCGTTTGTAAATGATGAGGTAATTACTGGAGGCACTTCTGGCGCTAAAGGATTAGTCGTAGATTATGATGCTTCAACTAAGGTTCTTAAATACATTCAAACAGAATGGACTGGTGTTGATGCAAACGGTGATAAAACTGATTTTAGTGTTTCAGAAACAATTACAAGTGCTAGTGCAGCAACAGGCACAGTATCCGCAGTAAACAATCCAGAGATTGATTATTATAGTGGAGATATTATTTACATTGAAAACCGTGCTCCAATTGTTCGTGCTGCGGATCAGACAGAAAATATAAAGCTAATCATTGAGTTTTAATAAAGGATAGAATATGCCAGCCAAGACTAACTTTAATGTAAGTCCTTATTGGGACGATTTCTCAAAAGAGGATGATTTTTATCGAGTATTGTTTCGACCAGGATATGCGGTCCAAGCAAGAGAATTAACTTCTCTACAAAGTCTTCTTCAAAATCAAATTGAACAGTTTGGTAATCATATCTTTAAAGAGGGAACAATTGTTATTCCTGGTAGTGTTGGTTACGACAGTAAATATTATGCTTTAAAGTTACAATCAACATTTGGCGCTGGTACAGTTTCTACTTATCTATCACAATATGATGGTGCAATTATTACTGGAGCAACATCAGGAGTAACTGCAAAAGTTATTGGATATTCTGCCGCAGATGCTACAACTGGCGATCCTGATACTCTTTTTGTTAAGTATTTAACTACTGGTTCAGATAACTCTACAGTTACTTTTACTGATGGAGAAAACATTTCAGCTGATAAAGCAATTTCTTCCTATTCTTCTGGAGTTGTTTCAGCTACATCTGCTGCTACAAGTGCAAACGCAACTGGATCTGCTGTAAAAGTTCTTGCGGGCATTTATTTTGTCCGAGGGTTCATGGTACAAAATACAGAACAAACGATTGTTCTAGACAAATATACAAATACACCATCATATCGAGTTGGTTGGACAGTAACAGAAACACTTGTTACACCTGAAGCTGATAATTCTCTTTTAGACAACGCTCAAGGTTCATCAAACTATGCCGCAGCTGGTGCTCACAGATTAAAGCTTACATTAACACTCACAAAGAAATCACTTACAGCAACAGATGATTCTAACTTTATTGAGTTAGTTAGAGTTAATTCTGGTGTATTGGAAAATAAAATTAGATTTACAGAGTATAGTGTTGTTGCTGATATGATTGCTCGTCGTACAAATGACGAATCTGGTGATTATATTGTAAAGCATTTCGACATTGAACCTAGAGAACATTTAAATGATGGAACAAATAGAGGAATTTATACATCTGCAACTGGTGGAGATTCAACTAAAAATGTTCTTGTAATTTCTCCAGGTAAAGCTTATGTTGATGGTTACGAGGTTGAACTTCAAACAACATCCTATGTAAATCTTGATAAAGCCAGAACATCTAAGAATGTTCAAAACGATAGTATTCCTGCTGATCTGGGAAATTACGTTCAGGTCGATAATGTCTATGGTCAACCAGATGTTACCTTGGTTGGTTCTACACTTGATCCATTCAAATTAGTAAAACTTTATGACCAACAAACTTCAGTAAGAGGTAGTTCATCTGGATCTAATATTGGTTATGCTCGTTCACGATCCTTTGAGTATAATAGTGGTACAATTGGAAACGTAGCTGCAATCTATCATCATTATCTGTTTGACATTACAATGTTCAACACAGTTACAATGAGTTCTAATTGCTCATTAACAGAAAATGCAGTCATTACAGGTTCAACATCCGGCGCAACTGGTACTGTTGTTGCAACTACAACAACATCATCAACTTTCCAATTAATGCAACAGAAAGGAAACTTTTTACCCGGCGAAAGTATTACTTCAAGTGTAACAACTGATACGGTTGCTGGTACTTTTACATCTATAGCTACAAAGAATTTTGGTCGTGATGTAAAACAAGTTTACATGGACACCTCTACAGGTCTAGACTATACTTCAGACATTCTTTTATCTGAAACTAGAACATTGGGCGGAACAATTGACGTTACGGGTACCGCAGTTGTGGGTTATGGTACAGAGTTTTCTACTGATCTTGTTGTTGGTGATATTGTTTCTTTACCAACGGGTGCAGCTGGTGCTCAAGAAGAACGACGAGTTACAAACATTGCAAGTAATCTAGCTCTAACTCTAAGTTCAGCTGTAACTAATAATCTAACAAAGGTTTCCATTAAAAGACTTCGTGGTGCTATTCAGCAGATTGAAGAAACTGTCCTTGTGTATAAAATGCCTAAGGACAACATTAAGACACTTCTTAATAGTGGTGGTAATACAGACACAAACTATGCATTTAGAAAACAATATACTACTACAGCAACTGGTGGTGGTGTAGCAACATTTACTTTACCAGCAGGACAAACTTGGGCAGCTCCAACGATTGGCCGCAATTATACCCTGACTGTTACTGGGTCGGCTGGTGGTACTGCTGCTGTTGGTGATGTTGTAGATATTACTGGAACTTCTTCTGGTGGCGGAACGATTACCCTTACTGTTAATGATCCTACTGTTATGGGTGGTAATACTGAAGTTGAACTTATGGGTACTGTAAATGTTGCCGTTTCTAATCAACGTTCCAAAACTGCCCAGAAGATGACACAAAAACAAATTCAGTCTCACGTTGGTGGTGGAACCTATCAAAACGTTTATGGTGAAAGACTTACTGATTCAGAAATTTCACTTTCTTATGCAGACGTATATAAACTTCATGCAGTATATGAATCTGCAAGCAATAGTACGGATGCAGTTTCTCCAACACTAACAACAACAAACGCAACAGGAACATTTACTGTTGGTGAAATTATTACTGGTAGTTCTTCTGGAGCAACAGGTCGTATCATTAGTGATGCCGCAAGTACAATCAATTATGTAAAACTTAATGGCACATTTACAACACTAGACAACATTACTGGTGGAACTTCTGGATACACAGCATCAATTAGTGCAACTACTCCCGGAGATAGAAATGTAACATCTTCTTTTGTATTGGATACTGGACAACGAGATTCTTTTTATGATATCGGTAGAATTGCTCGACGACCTGACTCTCAAGTTCCAACAGGAAGACTTTTGATTATCTATGATTACTTTACACACGGCACTGGAGATTATTTCTCCGTAGATTCATATACTGGTCAGGTTGACTATGACGAAATTCCATACTATGTTGCTTCTAGAGTTGACATTGATTCTAGAGCTCCTATTGGAGTATATCCTTTAAGAGATTCTTTAGATTTTCGTCCTCGTGTAAAAGATCAAGCAACACCAAGCACAAGTCCTTTCTCATTTACAAATAAGAACTTTGAAGACACAGGTGCTGTTGCAGGAAATCTTGTAGAACCCGATGGCAACATTACAACAGATTATGACTTCTATTTGGGTCGTAGAGATTTGCTCTATCTTGACAAAGAAGGAGAATGGAGTATTACAAAAGGTATTCCATCAGAACAACCAATCTTCCCAGCAACAGACAATATTAATATGTTAGTTGCAAGAATTGATGTACCTCCTTATACATTTACTCCTGACGATGTTCTTTTAAATTATGTGAATAATAAGGGTTACACAATGCAAGACATTAGCAAGCTCGAAACTCGTATTGCTAATCTTGAATATTCTACAACTCTAGGATTGCTAGAAAGAGAAACAGATTCTTACATGATTCTTGATGGTGATGGTTTAAATCGCTTTAAATCTGGATTTGTTGTTGATAATTTCTATGGTCATAACGTGGGTTATTCTTCTCATAAAGATTATCATGTTTCTGTTGATCCCAGCCAGGGACATTTACGTCCTGTTGGTTATCAAAGTGGTGTAAATCTCATTGAAGAAGCAACTTCAGATTCTACTAGGACATCATTAAGTTATAAAAAGACTGGAGACCTCATTACACTTCTTTATGATGAAGTTGATGAGTTTGTACAACCATTCGCAAGTAGAGTAGAAAGTGTAAATCCTTATTCAGTAACTCAATGGGTAGGCAATCTAATACTTGAACCAGAAACAGATATCTGGATGGACGATGACAGAATTCCAGCTATTACTGTTAATGTTGAAGGTAACTATGAGCAAATGCTTCGTGAACAAAGGGAAGCTGGTGCTTTAGGAACTGTTTGGAATTCTTGGAATGATGTTTGGACGGGCAATCGCAGAGGCGGTTCATCAGTAACAATTGAACGAAATGCAAATGGATCTGGTGCTGCAGGTAATCTTATTCGACGAGTAGAATCAAGCTGGTCGTCTGTTGATGTAAGACAAAACAGAACGGGAACAAATACAAGACTAGTAGAACGTATCGACAATATTAGTGCGGGAGATCGTGTAACAAATATTGAGATTGTTCCTTGGATGCGTTCACGAGACATTAATTTCTCTGTAACTGGTATGAAACCCAACACAAGAGTTTATGCTTTCTTTGATGGTGTTGATGTAGCTGCAGATGTTAAACCAATCGGCATAAGTGCATCTTCTACAACATTGACATCTAATCTAGCAAAAGCAGATACAACAGTAAATGTGACCTCGACTACTGGATTCCCTTCATCCGGAACTATTGGTATTGGAGATACTACAGAAGTAGATCCTTTTGGAATTGGTTTTATAAAACAAGAACAGATGACTTATACTGGCAAAACAGCCACATCATTTACTGGAGTTACTCGTAATACTGGTAATCAGTATGAAGAAGCACAAAACTGGTTATCCGGCACTCCTGTAAACGATCAAACATATGGTAATCCTCTAATAACAAATAGTGTTGGTACTTTGTATGGACGATTTAAACTTCCCAACACAGACACAAAACGATTCCGTGTAGGCCGAAGAACATTTAGACTTACAGATAGTAACACCAATAGTCTTGTTGGTGGATTTGTCAATACTTCTGCTGAAAAAGAATACATGGCAATTGGTCATAAACAGACAAAACAAGAATTGATTTTAGCAACTCGAAATGCAGAAGTTAATCAAGTTGCAGTAGAAGAAACTAGAACCATTACTCGTAGTTCTGGTGATACAAATGTTGGTAATTGGTATGATCCATTAGCACAAAGTATTATGGTAGACAAAGAAGGTGGAATGTTTGTAACGAGTGTTGATCTATTCTTTTCTCATAAAGATACCAGTCTGCCTGTTTGGGTAGAAATTAGATCAATGTCAAATGGATATCCTTCACAAGAAATATTACCATTTTCTAAGAAATCACTAACACCTTCGGAAGTAAATACAAATGCAACAGATGGAACAACGGCAACTACGTTTACTTTCCCAAGTCCAGTTTATCTTAAAAACCTCACAGAGTATTGTGTTGTTGTTGCTTCGGACAGTCCAGAATATAAAGTTTGGATTTCTCAATTAGGAGAACTTGATATTGGTGGTTCTAGAGCTATTTCTACACAACCAACATTAGGTTCTTTATTTAAATCACAGAACGCCTCTACTTGGACAGCATCACAATATGAAGATTTAAAGTTTACTCTACGACGAGCATCATTCGATACTACAAAGAATGGAACGTTTACTGTAGTCAATGAGGCCTTTACTGAGGCAGAAATTTCTTCGGGTGGTGGTAATGGATTAATACCAAAACTTCCACTAAATCCTTTAGAGTCTGTTTCTGGTCAGAGTAAAGTAAAAATTAACTTTATTAATCATGCAAACCATGATACTGATAATAACGTAGAAATTAAAGGTGCAGTTTCAGATGTTAATCCAACAAAACTTAATGGTTCAATTACAGATGCGGCCACTACAATTGTTTGTGATGATGTTACAAACTTCCCATCTTCTGGAACAATTAAGATTGATAAAGAACTGATTACATATAGCTCAAAAACAGGTTCTACAACATTAAACGTTTCTGCTCGCGGAACAGTTAATGGCGATGGTACCAACACTACTGCTGCTGCACACGACGATGATAGTATTGTTGAACTCTATATGTTTGCTGGTATTCCTTTAATTGAAATTAATAAAATTCATACGGCAATTCAAAGTCCAGAGCTTGATAGTTTCATCATTCCAACATCAACATCTGCTACAACTACTACAAAGGGTGGCGGTGAAAGAATATATGCAACAAAGAATATTTCTTATGATGTTCTTCAACCCATGATTCAAAATATGGAACTACCATATACTAGTACTGTTGCAAAACTACAGACTACTTCAGGAACAACTGTTGGTTCAACTCAGCAGTCATTTAGTCGATTAAGTACAGCTAATGCAATAGATGTTCCTTTAAATGAGGATGTCTATTTTGATTCTCCGAATCTCATTTGTTCTCCAATCAATGAGACAAATGAACTTTCAAGTAATAAATCTTTAAGACTTTCGATGACACTATCTTCTACAAAAGAAAATGTTTCTCCTGTAATAGATACTCAGCGTATGTTTGCCATGGCAGTCAGTAGTCGGTTGAATAAGATTGATAGTTCTTCAGATATCAACAGCACATTTACTAACTATACTGCAATGACAGAATCTAAAGGTGATAATAATTCAGCAATATACATAACGAAAAAGATTACTCTAGCAAATTCTGCTACAGCATTGAAAGTATTATTTGATGCTGTAAATATGACGGAATCAGATATTAGAGTTCTTTATAAGATTCAACGTCTTGATGCTGCAGAACCATTTGACGATTTAGGTTGGACATACTTCACAGGTTCCAGTGACACGGCTGACGGACTACCAGAAACAGCTGTGCCAGCATCAAAGAGTCGTAATGACTTTAAAGAATATACTTATCTTGCTGGTAAGAAAACAAACGGAACTGGTGATGCATTAGATGAATTTAATGCTTTCGCAATTAAGATTGTAATGCAAGGTTCAAATAGTTCTCTACCACCAATCATTAAAGACTTTAGAGCAGTAGCACTGGCAACATAGTATGGAAAAAGTTGAAGGCAGAACAGATATTGTTAAAGATCCGTATACCGGAGCAGTTATTAGTATAGATGCTGATTCTCATAGGTCTGCGGTTGAGTCTGCAAAAGCAAGAGAGAACTTTAAAAAGCAAATGGCTAATAATACAAACGATATAAATAGTATAAAGGAAGAATTGTCCGAGATTAAAAATATGATGAAACAATTAATTGGGAGTATGGTAAGCGATGGCCGATAGAAGTGTAGCAACAACAGATACACTAGAAACTCTGAGAACGACTTATAATAGTTCTTCTCAGGACGTTGGCGACATTGCGGATCTCAATAATAGTTTTTCTGGTACTCCCACAGACTTAGTAGAAGGACATAATAAGAATTTAACTTCTATTGGTGATATCGGAGATTTAAATAATTCTTTTTCTGGTACTCCTACCGATTTAGTAGAAGGACATAATAAGAATTTAACTTCTATAGGAGATATTACAGACTTAAACAATACCTTTACAGGTACTCCTACAGATTTAGTAGAAGCTGTAAACTCTAAAGCATCCACAGGTTTTAGTGTCGCTATGGCAGTAGCACTAGGATAATATATAACAGGAAATAAAAAATGGCTAACGATTTTAAATCAGCAACGGCAACAAGTCTAGCTATAGATTCCGGCACATATACAACATTATATACTGCACCGGCCTCAAAGACTTCCATTATCTTGGAAGTTGATATTGCTAACAAACACACAACAGATATTACTGTGAATGTTTTAGTTAGTGATTCATCTGGCGGTAACGATGCATTTATCGTCAAAGAGGCTCCAGTCCCAGTTGGCGGTGCATTAAAGGTTGTATCGGGTCAGAAGATTGTACTAGAAACAGGTGATGCTCTCAAAGCAGCCGCCAGTGTTGCAACTGCAGCTGATGCAGTAGTGTCAATATTAGAGGACGTATAACATGGCTTCGAGCTATATTGGAGTAGCAACAGCTGACAGAGATCCAGTTGTCGGTAACGATACAGTTACAACTTCCAAAATCGCTGATGATGCAGTAACCACAGCAAAGATTGCTGACGATCAAGTTACCACAGCAAAGATTGCTGACGATCAAGTTACCACAGCAAAGATTGCAGATAATAATGTAACCGGCACAAAGATCGCTATGGGTTCTGATGCGACCGGCGATCTAATGAAGTATGACGGCACAAATTATGCTCGACTTCCAATTGGTTCCGCAGAACAAGTCCTGCGTGTTAATGCAGGAGGTACAGATTTAGAATTTGCTGATGCCGTCGGTGGTGCAGCATGGGCACTCAAAACAGGCAACTATACAGCAGTCGCTGGTGATGGTGTCATGGTTGATACTTCATCTACCGCAATTACAGTTACACTACCTGCATCTGCTGCATTAGGAGAATTCGTAAGAATTTTAGATGCTACAGGTAATGCAGCAACAAATAATATTACTGTTGCACGAAATGGTCACAACATACAGGGATCGTCTGCTGATTTAACAATTTCTACAAATAGAGCAGCGATTGGTCTTGTATATGTCAACGTCGCCCAAGGTTGGGTACTCATTGAGAACTAATAAATGGCTGATTTAAAAACAGTTAAGAACAAATATTTGGCAGCATCTGATGGTGCTGCACTTGGTGTTGATGCTAATAAAGATAACGTTTCTCTACTTGCCTTTAAACTTGCCGTTGCAGATAGTTTAACTAAGTTTGATATGCGTGATGGTTTCTTTGATACTTTTACAAATAATTCTGGAGTTGATTCCGTAAATTCTACTACTGCTGCATTGGTTGGTGGATATTATTTAGGTGCAATTACAAATTATTCTGGAGACAATTCTGACGGGGCGTTATCAACAACAGGCAATGTAACTCATACTGTTCAAAACAAAAACGGATCGTATGATGGGGATATGGTTGTAAAACAATACTCATCATTAACAATCAACGCAGGTCATACTATGACTGTGGATCAACCATGTCGTGGTATGTTTATATATGTTTCCGGAGATTGTAATATACAGGGAACTTTATCCATGACAGGTAAAGGAGGCGCATCTGATCCAACAGTTTCCGGTGGTTCTGATAGTAATGCAGTAGGAACAAATGGATTGCAGTTAGGATTGCTTACTGATTCAGGCGCAGATACTTTTACAAACGACGGAACTGGATTTAATGGCGCTGGAACAGCAGTCAGAACTGCAACCGCAAACACAGCAAATATTAGCGGTAACG